TCAGCCGATCCTTTCTTCAAGATCAAAACGCGCAGCGATCCGGCGCCGCCACGGCGCGGTCAGCGCGCTTTCGACCACGCCATGCCCGGAATAGGCGTGGATGAATGCAGCCTCTGGCCCCACACGCGATTGGATACCCACATGCTTGGCCACCGCACCGCGTCGCAGCCGAAACAGGACAAGCTGCCCGGCCTCTTCGGTCTGCACTCGTCTCAGATGCCGCTCGGCCGCCTGAACAAGCCGTTCCACACCGCCGGTCTCGGCCCAATCAGCACCATAGACAGGCACGGGTTCGGGCTCACAGCCTCCCAGCTCGCGCCAGATGCCGCGCAACAGGCCAAGGCAATCACAGCCCGCACCGCGAACCGAGGCCCCGTGCAGGTAGGGCGTCCCGATCCAGCCGCGCGCCGCCTGAACGACCCGGCTCATGCCGACCCGCTTCCGCCGGCATCCGCTGCTGCCACCGGGATGCGGATCAGCCAATCCTCACCCGGAACATGAGGAAAGCCCTGAAAGTTTATGAAATTATTGAATTTATTCTGACATGTCTGGGTGCGCTTGTCGCATCCGGGTTCAATGCGTATCGCGTCTCCCGCCACCACCGTTGCCGGGATCGGATCCCAAAGATCGATCTGCCGGCGGCCATCTGGCATCGTGATATCTGTCTTCACGATACCCACAAGGCCCGCGCCCGCTCCGCTCTGAACGATCAGCCGGCCACGCTCGAACCATCGTTCCTCAAGCACGGATTGCGCCGGGATGACGAATTTCTGCGATCGCTGGGCCGCCTCGATGACGACATCGACGCTGAACCCTTCGGAATTCAGATCAAAGCCGCAGGCGCGATCACCCAGGATCGCGCTGCACATCCGCTGATAGACACGCCCCCCGGGCCTGTTCAGCGGCTCGGCCAATCCGCGCAACTCTGTCTCGAAGGCGCCACCGCCTCGCCGGATCTCGCCGAGTGTGCCCCGGAACCGCTCGGACCTGAGGTTCGGGTCGCGCCAGTTGACCAGCCAGAAGATCACCTCGGCCCCGTCAAAGCGCCCCTGCTCGATCGCCGCATCGGTGATCGAACTGTCCGAAAGCACGCCCAGCGCCTCGCTGTTGTCGACCGACAGCCCGGTGCCCTGCACGAAACTCCGCGCCGTCATCCCGCTATCGGCGACAAAGTCGATCCCTTCGAACGCAAGGTTCCGGTCATGATCCGTGAACCCCAGCGCCACGCCATCGCGCCGGATCACTGCCCAACAACGGCACAGGCTGGTCGCCCCGGTGGCAAGATGGGTGTCCAGCGCGGTCATACCCGGATCTCCAACACCGGCACGCTCGGCACGTCACCGGCCTTGAACGACGCGACGGATGTCTGGATTCGGTCGGTATCGAACCGCACCGGCACATCGAATTCGAACCCCGCGCGCACCTCGGCCCCCACATCGGGCGGATGCGCAAAGGTGACAAGGCCCGTCGAAATATCGACCGTGTAGTCGATCCCGTCCTGTTTGACGTCGCCCCCCACGGCCACCCGGACAGAGCCCTCGACCGGCTTTGCGATCGGGCGGGAATAGGATTGCTGACCCGACACATAGCGCTTGACCAGCTGAAAGACGTCCTGCGCCTCGTCGCCTTCGCCGATCAGCTGATCCGTGGCCGAGACCGCATCCGACGACGGGCCAGACTTGAAATCGGCCCAGTCCTTCCACCGAAACCCGTTGAGCTGCCCTTGCCGCGCCTCGAAGAACGCGATCAGCAGCCCCACGTCATCGAGGCTCCGCAATCCCATTCCTGCGTCATAGCGCCTGCGCGAATGCGCCCAAGGGCTGTTGCGCTCCTCATAGCCGTTGGCCAGCGTCACGATCTCCGTCCGACGCTCCGGCCCGCCCATCGAGCCAAAGCTGAGCGACGCGGGAAACCTGATTTCGTGGAATGCCATTGCGGTGCCCTCCTACCTGTTGCGCTGACCGCGGCCCAAGGCGCGGGCCATCTGTGCAGCGATCTGCGACTGGCTGCGCTGGAACCCGGCCACGTCGGGGGTCGTGACGTTCATGGTGACATGGATCGTCCCGCCGCCCTGTGCCTGAACCCCGAGGCGGCCATCGGCCCCGCGCGTCAGTGGCATGATCGCTTCTGGCCCCGCCTCGCCCATCAGCCCGGTTCCCCCCCGCATCGGAAAGCTGACCGGTCCCGACAGGACCCCGCCCTTGGCAAAGGGCATGACCCGGCCCTGCGAAAAGGGCGCACCTTGTGCAAAGGGTGACATGCCCGCCACCAGCGCATTGAAGCCCTGGCTCATGATGCCGCCGATCTGGTTGGTGATCGGGCGCAGCGCGGCCGAATAGGCCGTGTCGATCATCGACCGGCTCAGCGAGGACAGCGTGTCGCTCAGGCTGCGGCCGTCGAGGATCAGCCCGTCGAAGGCCCGGCGCAACCCGCCTGAAAACCCGCGTTGCAGGCCGGCAAGGTCATTGTTGGTCTGACCCAGCGCACCGCGCATGGCCTGCAATTGCGTCGTGAAAGTGCTCGTCATACCCGACACGTCGCCCAGAGCCTGTTCCAGCTGGTCCACGTCCTCGGCCAACGCGTCCAGCCCCTCGATTTCCGATGTCATCCGCCGTCTCCTTCCGTCAAATCTGTCCGGCCATCGGGATAGGCCCGGCTCAGTTCCTCGAGCCTGGCCCGTGCCATCGGCGGCGGGCCGCCCTCCAGACCCAGCAACACCAGAAATTCCAGTGGCGTCAGCGCCCAGAATTCCGCGGGTTTCAGGCGCAGCTGATGCAGCCCGATCCGCATCATCGCCGCCCAGTCAAAGCCACGATCGGTCATGGCGGCGGCGCGAAGGCCCGCGCCAGCAACTCGGCAGCCACAGTCGCCGCCGCAACCGGCCCGCCCGCGATCTCTGCGCTGAGCAGATCGCCGGTGGCGCCGGTCCAGCCGCCGCCCCTGAGCCCCGCCACGATCAGCGCCAGAACGTCCCGAGACGAGATCCGCCCCGCCTCGAACCGCTCGACCAGCGCGACAAGACTGTCCTCGCCCAGCGCCGCCTCCAGTTCAGCCAGCGCCCCCAGTGTCAGCTTGCAGACATGCCGCTCCCCGTCGATCACCACGGCCACTTCAGAGGCGTGAGGATTGGCCATCAGGCAAACGCCACAAAGCTCAGCGCCCCGGCCGAGGCCAGCGCCAGCTCATAGGTCGCCTCGCCGTTGTGCGATCCGGAATATTCGACCGATGCGATCTGGAACGCGCCCTCCACGGTGCCGAAGCCCGGGATGATCACCTGGAAATCCGGCGTCTCCCCATCGAAGAAAATCTGCCGCGCGCGTTCATCGGTCGCGGCGTCCTTGAACACGCCGGAACCCGAAATCGCAGCTGATTTGACCCCGGCTCCCGACAGAAGCTCCCGCCAGCCGCCCTCGCTCTCGAGGCTCGTCACATCGACCGTTTCCGCGTTGAAACTGATCCGGGTCGCGCGCAGGCCGGCCACCGTCTCGAAGAGGCCGTCACCCGTCATGTCGATCTTGATCAGCAGGTCCTTACCGTTCTGGGCCACCATAGCCATCACTCCGCTCTTGAGGTTGTCTGTTTCGCCCCCGGCCCCGCCGGCGACGCCGTTCAGGTCCCGGTCGGGTCGTCCTCGACCAACGCCCGGAAAATCACGTCGATCTGACGCTTTTCGCTGCCGCTCAGTCTGACGGCACGGGCCTTGTGGAAATTCATCGCGACAAGGCTGCCGCGGCTGAGGGTCATCGCGGCATCGCCCAGCGCGTCCGACACCGCGCCCGCGGCGATCTTGGCCGTCGCGAAACTCGCAAGATCGGTGATCACGCTGACCGTCATCTCGTGCCGCGCTCCGCGGCCCGTCTGGTCCGACCGGTCAGTGACCTGCTCGGCGCCCAGAACGACATAGATCGGCGGCAGCGTGCCCTGCGGCACCGCATCATAGATCGCGTCACCCACGATCGCGCCAAGCGCGGCATCGCCGACCAGCCGCTGATAGACCGCCTCCTGAAGTGCGGCCGATACTCCGTAGCTCATGCGACCGTCTCCTCTTCGGCATGGCACATCAGGTATCGCCCGGTCGGATCGACCTCGGTCACAGCAAGGATCGCAAAGATCCGCTGCCCCTCGCGGAACCGCTGGTCCGGCTGCGGCCGCGCGGCGGAGCCGACCGGTGCGCCGCGCACGATGATCCGCCAGGGCGAGCGACTGACCGTCGTGGCCCGCCCCGACCGTTCCCGCCCGGCGCCCGGGCGCAGCTCCGCCCAAAGCGTGCCCAGCGCCGCCCAGGTCACCGTGACCCCGCCAGCCCCGTCGGGGACGCGCTCCGGCGTCTCAAGCAGGAGGGCACGGTCAAGCCTTGGCTGGACGCGGCTCATCTCTCACCTCCGGCCGACAGGCGCAGTTTGCGATAGCGCTCGGTCAGGGCACTCACCCCGAATGGCATGCAGCCCGCGTCCAGCCCCGTATCATTGCGGTATTCGTAATAATGGGCAGCCAGCATCATCACCGCCTGCCGCAGATCCGGCGGAAGGTCAGTCCAGTCCGGACCATGTCCCGCCGTGAACGCGAGCCGCGCATGGCCACCGGTCGGCAGCGTGGGCAAGGCCGCGCCCAGCATGACCACCCGTGGCTCCTGCATGTCCGGGACAAGCCGCCATCCATCCGGATCGATCACCGTGACGCTGCCATCGGGCCCCACGATCTCAAAAGCCGCGACGCTCGCGACCGGCGCCACGGGCAGGCCGATCTCCCCCGCCCGGCGCCACTCGTCCAGTCTCAGGGAAAACGCGTGCTCAAGAAGGATCCGCCCCGTGCGCCCCTCGATGGCCGACATGGCGGCACGAAGGAAACTCACGAGTACGGCGTCCTGCACGTTGTCTTCGCCGAAACCGGTGCCCTGACGCAGATGCGCCTTGAAATCGGACAACGGGAGCGCGGCCTCCGGAACCGTGGTCGTCTCAACCAACATCATGCCATGTCTCCGCATATCGTTGTGACATCCGGCCGGATCTTCCCGGCCCAAGGGCCCGGCCCCTCACGGGCCGGGCACCGGATCGGCGGATCAGCTGACCGCGAATTTCAGCAGCTTGATCGCCGCGAAATCGCTCACGGCGCCGCCGACGCGCTTGGTCGCGTAGAACAGCACATGCGGTTTGGCCGAGAACGGGTCACGCAGGACCCGAAGGTCCGGGCGCTGCGCCACGGTATAACCGGCGGCGAAATTGCCGAACGCGATGGCGACCGAACCGGTCGCGATGTCCGGCATGTCCTCGGCGATCAGCACCGGGTAGCCCATGAGCCGTGCAGGCTCGCCTGCGGCCAGACCGTCCGACCACAGGAAACGCCCATCCGCATCCTTCAGCTTGCGCACGGCGCCCGCAGTCTTGGAATTCATGACAAAACTCGCACCCGCGCGATATTCCGCACCCAGCGAATAGACGAGGTCGATGATGGCATCGCCCGGGGCGATGGAGCTGAAATCGCCATCGGTTCCGGTCGGCACCGTCCCGATATTGCCCCAGGCCCAGACCACGTCATCGACCTGCGGATAATCGAGGAAGCCGCGCGGCTTGTCGACGCCGTCGCCCGCGACAAAGGCCGCAGCTTCGGACCGGGCGAACTTGTCCGCGATCCGTCCGGCCAGCCAGCTTTCGATGTCGAACGCCGTGTCATCCAGCAGACGCTGCGACACCTTGGGCAGGGCCGACAGCTCATGCAGCGGGATCGAGATGCGGTCGATCGTCGGCGTGCCGGTCTCGGTCGTGCCGGCCGTCTCGGTGGCCCAGCCCGATCCCATCTCGGTGTGATCGATCAGCACATCATAGGAGGTTGCGTCCACGTTCACCACGTTCGCGATCGCCCGGATCGACGCCGTGGCGTTGAGAACCGACTGGATCTCGGCCGCCGTCTGCGGATCGACAAGATAGCCGCCATCCGCCGCGACCGAGGTACTCATCGCCTTGCCCTCGAACTCGAGCCCGCGCAGCGCATCATCGTCGCCACTGCGCAGATAGGCGGCAAACGCCTTCTGATGCGGCGCCTCGATGGCGCCCCCCTGGCTCAGCGCGGGGCGTGCACCCGCGATCATGCTCTTTCGGTCCAGTCTGGTCATGCGTTCGTCCTGCTGTTGAAGTTTGGTGGTGATGTCGCTCATGAAGCCCGCGACAGCGGCCTTCAGCTCCTGTGCCGGAGACAGATCTTCCCCGGCCGAAGCCTGCGCTTCGGTCTTGCTCATCGAGGTTCCTCTCTTGGGTGAGACGTTAGGCCATCTGCGGCGTCACGCCCGGTTCAGCTCGGCCCGCGCCTCGGTGAAGACGTGTGCCAGTTCACGAAGATCGATCGCCTCGGGGTCCTCCCCCTTGGCCGCGACCCGCGCCTCGGGAAGCATCGGGAACGTCACAAGCGACACTTCCCAAAGCTCCAGCTCAGACAGGCGCCGCAGCCCCGTGTCATCCTTGCGGGCCCGGATCGTGCGATATCCGATCGACAGCCCGTCGATCGCCTTGGCCGCCAGAAGTGCCGCGGCCTCCCGGCCCTTGGTGATCGTCGTCAGGATACGGCCTCGGACCCACAGGCCCGTTGCATCCTCGCGCACCTCGTCCCAGACGCCGATCGGCTGGGTCGGATCATGCTGCCAGAGCATCCGAACCTTGTCGCCCTTGGCCCCCAACCGCTGGAGCGAGGCCGCATAGGCCCCGGGCTCCACCACGTCGCGCCCCTTGTCCGTGCGCCCGAAAAGCGAGGCATAGCCCTCGATCACGACAGCATCCTCAGTCGTCTCGGCAACCGTCAGATCCTCGCCCAGCCGGGCGAATTTATGTTCCAGTTCCATCCTCGTCCCCTTCTTCACGGTGCCACCGCCATGATCGATTGCACCGCCTGTGCAAGGATCACGCCCGCCACCCCATAGACCGCCAGCCACAACCGCCGCTCCAGCCGCTCGATCACCTGTTCCAGCCGGCTCAGCTGCGCGGCCATCTGCCGGAATTGCAGCTCAGACACTCTCTCGTGCGCCTCGATCCGCATGCCCGGCGCACAGGCGAAATTCCCGGGCAGGCGCGGCTTGTCATGCGTCATCGGTATCGTCCTGCCGCGCCGGCAAGCCCAGGATCGCGCGCTTTTCCGCTATGCTGAGAAAGACCGCATCACTGACCCGCCGCCATTGCGCGTCGCGCTCCTGCGCCAGTGCCGGAACCTGATCCAGGTCAGGCTTCAGCGTGAACCGCAGCCCCTGAAAATCGCTCAGCCAATCGGCCAGCGCGCTCACAACCCGGCTCGCCAGCGGCAGAACCGTCAGGCGATAGAATGCCCGGTTCGCCTCCTGGTAGTTGGCATAGGTCGCATCGCCAGGAATGCCCAACAGCATCGGCGGCACACCAAAGGCGAGAGCGATCTCGCGGGCGGCGGCCTCCTTTGTCTTCTGGAATTCCATGTCCGACGGAGAAAAGCCCATCGGCTTCCAGTCCAGCCCGCCTTCTAGAAGCATCGGCCGCCCCGCATTCCGCGCGCCTTGATGCTGCGTCTCCATCTCCGACAAGAGCCGGTCATATTGATCCGCGCTCATCGAGGCCTGCCCATCCGCGCCGCGATAGACGATCGCCCCGGACGGCCGTGCCGCATTGTCCAGCAGCGCCTTCGACCAGCGCGACGCGGCGTTGTGCACGTCAATCGCGCTCGCCGCCGCCTGGATCGGCGAAAACCCGTAGTGGTCATCCTGCGGATGAAAACTCCGGATATGGCAAACCGGCGTCACACCATCGCCCACGCTGAACCGGTGCTTGCGACCGCCGACGTTGTATTCATAGGCCACCGGCCAGCCGTCTTGCCCCGGCACAAGCGACATCCTGTCCGACCGCAGCACATGCAGCTCGATCGGCAAGCCGGTCTCCGTCGCCGCGGCGCCCACCGCCTCCACATAGCCATTCCCGCTCAGCAGGATCTGCCCATACAGCGCCTCCAGCAGCTCGGCCCGTCCCTGCACGCCGTTCGGGCGCGCCAGAAGTTCCAGCAGCGGGTGCACCTCATAGCGCTGCTCGGCATCCTGCATCACCAGCGGCAACGCCGCCGCGGCCTCCGCGATCAGCCGGACCGCCCGAAACCCCACCGGATTGCCAAGGAATCCGGCCCGCGTCAGCGATACGGTATCCCGCGGGCTCCACGCCACGCGCCCCGCTCCGCCCCATGCCATCACCCGACCGGCGGCCGATGCCTTGGTTTCCGTGGGCGCCTCGGTCTCCGCCTCGCCGCGCTTGCCAAATCCGAACATGCCGTGCTCCTCGTTGCCTCGTGGGGGCGTTTCGTCGTGCTGAGGGGATCATGGGGCATCGACCTGAAGATGATCCTTCCGCCCCGCGCGGTGGCCCCCGCCCCGCGCAACACCGCTCAGGGGCCTAGAGGCTGCGCATCCGGGGCCGGCTCCAGCTGCGCGCAGGTTCTATGATCCCCTCGTAAAGCGCCCAGACAAGCGCATCCACGCGGTCCGGCGATCCCGGCCCGGCGAAACCGGCCCGCGTCATCATCAGCATCTGCTGTTCAAGCTGCGCGAGCCCCCGCAGATGATGTACGCGACGCTGCTCATAAAGCGCCGCCGCAGGCTCGGCCCGCGCGGCCTTCGACCGGCTCGCATGAACACCCCGATAGGGGATCATCGGCGCGACCTGCCGAAGGATCGTCTCGACCATCTCGCCGCCCTGGTTGACCTCGGCGACAACCCGGTCGGCATCATGCCGATGAAAGGCATCCACGGCCGCCTGCGCCCAGCCGACAGGAGACTTGCCCGCCACGGTCGCATCCTCGATCACCCATGCGCCCCATTGTGACGGGTCGCCCGCCTGAACGATGCCCACCACCACGATCCCGCATTCATCAGAGGTGGACTTGCCCGTCACCGGCGGATCGACGGCGACGATCACCCGGTCGAACTGCTCCGGCCGCTCCCGGCGCGCCGCATCAAGTGTCTCCACGGTCCAGAGCGCGCCCTCGGGCTCGGTCAGCAACACACCGTCCAGCTCCTGCATCCCGAGGCTGGTGCCCGCATAGCGCCGTTCCACTTCGCGCAGGAACGCCTCGGGCAGGTTCGCACGGTTGGCCTTGGTGGCCGCCTGCGTGATCGCCGTTGACGGCGCATCAAGAAGTGTCTTCAGCGCGGCCACGTTGCGTGGCGTCGTCGTGACACAGGCCTTTGGGTCGTCCCCCAGACGCAGGCAGAACTGGATCATGTTCCACGCCTCGTCAGCCCTTTTCCACTTGGCCAGCTCATCGGCCCAGACCAGATCGAATTGCGGCCCGCGCAGGCTGTCCGGATCATGCGCCGAAAAGGCATGCGCCATCGCCCCGTTGGGCCAGATCAGCATCCGCCTGCTCGCGATCCATTGCGGGCGACGGTCCGGCGGCGTTGCCGCCATGATCCCGCTTTCGCCAAAAACCATCACCTCGCGCACCTGATCAAGCGTCTCGCCGATCAGGCCCACGCGCGCGGCTCGGCCCGGATCACCCGGTCGCGACCCTTCGACATGCGCCCGCACCCATTCCGCGCCCGCCCGTGTCTTGCCCGCGCCGCGGCCTCCCAGCATGATCCACGTCCGCCAGTCGCCGTCGGGCGGCAGCTGATGCTCCAGCGCCCAGAACTCGAACATGTAGGGCAAGGCCCGAAGCTCCGCTTCGGTCAGCCCGTCAAGGAACTCAGTCTGCCTCGCAACAGGACCGGAGGCGAGCCAGGCGGCACCCGATGTCGTATCGTACGGTCTCGAAATCGATCTCGTCGGACCATGAAGATCGATCCTGCTTGGCTTTCCAGTCATTGAACCTTTGCTCCGTCTCGAAGGCGCGCTTCAGCGCGTATTCCAGTTCCGCCTGCTTTGCCGTCAGCTCCTTGAGCGCCGTGGCATCACCTTTGCTCACGCGGCGCAGCAAAGCCGCAAGCGTGCCGCTGACACTCGTTAGAAGGATCAGGCTTTCGTCATACAAACGCGCGGCATCGTCGGTCCGCGCGTCCTCGGTCAGGTCGTCTTCGGTCAT